TCACCCTGTTCATCCCGAAGGACCTTCAGGGCACGTTCCACCTCGAGGAGAACGACACGTTCCTGTCGGTGATGTTCGTGAAGGATGACCAGCACGGCGGGATGATGCCGTGGTGCCCGTGGGCGGACGGCCCGGTGCTCTCTCATGATTGAAATCGCTGTCATCGCCGGCCTGTTCGGGGTGTGGTGGCACTCGAACCTCAACGACGAGGACGGGATGTTCGCTCCCGTGCCCCGCCTGCTCTACCGGCACCCGTGGAGCAAGAAGTGGCTGATGTGCCCGTGGTGCTCCGGCGCGTGGTTCAGCATCGCCGCGTCCCTGCTCCTGTTCCACGACGACCTGATTCCAGCCGTCCTCACCGCATTCGCCGCCGCTGCCATCACCGGGATGCTCGGCTCGTACCTACAGGGAGACTGACCGTATGTCCTACACCGCCCCCGCATCCCTCGTCCGTGGCCAGCAGATCCAGGCGTGGGGCTACTACGGAGCCTACGGAGCGGCGGCTGCCGCCGCCCAGACCGTGCCGAAGACCAGTGTCTACGGGGCGGTCAACACGAACTGCGAGGCCGTCGGTGAGGTGCGCTACATCGTCGGGTGGGCCTCGGACCAGATGTCCAGGATGCAGTGGGACGTTTTCGTCGATGGGTCTGCTGACTGGGAACTGGAACTCCCCGACGGCAAGACCATCCGATCTGGCGGCAAGGGCAAGACAGACAACCCGCACACGAAGGCGTCGTCCGACCTGCTGAAGTCCATCGGCTGGTCGACTGGCATGGTCCGGCTCGTCACGACGAACCTGTACGTCGCCGGCGAGTTGTTCTACGCCTACCTGAACAAGAAGTGGCAGGTGGTGTCGGTCATCCACCCCGAGCAGTCCGACATCTTCAAGTCGGCGGAACACGTCGTGCGGGGGCTGTGGCCGTCGCCGATCGACCCGTCGCAGCCCGACGCTCCGCTGTTCGGGGTGCTGTCCATCCTCTCGGACATGGACTGGCTCGGCCGACTGAGCCGCTCCCAGTCCGCGAACCGGGTGGGGATGCGCGGCATCCTCGGCTCGGCCGACGGCCTGTCCTTCGCAGGCGGCGGGGACTTCTGGGATGAGTGGGACAAGGCGATCCGGGTCAAGATGCAGGACCCGACCGACGTGGGGCCGGTCCACCTGCGAGGCGCGAAGGAACTCGTTGAGCCGATGGCGAGTGGCCGGGGCATGGGCGGTCTGTCGTGGGTGGTCCCCGACTTCCCCTACGACGCCCGCATCGAGGGGCGCATGGAGGCCATGATCCACCGGCTGGCCTACGGCCTGCCCATCCCACCGGAGATCCTGCTGGGCCTGTCGGCGCAGTCGCGAGCCACCGCCTTCCAGGTCGAGGAGAACTCGTACCGGGCACACATCGAGCCTCCGGCCAACATCGTCGCTCAGGTGGCGACCGATGTCCTGAACACCCTGTTCGAGGACGTGCAGGTTGAGGTCAAGCCTGACCCCACCTTGCTCCTCGCGAAGCGGTCCACCGTCCAAGACGTCAAGGATGCCTATGACCGGGGCGAGGTCAGCGGCGAGTACTTCCGCGAGGTGCTCGGCATTCCTGAGCACGCCGCTCCTTCCGAGGAGGAGCGGGCACGCCGCCAGACCATCGGCGTCGACCAGGAGGAGGGCGGGCACAGCCCGACCACCGAGACACCCCGCCAGCGAGCGGCGCGTTCCGACCGGGAAGACCCGAGCGGTGCCCCTGCCGACCAGAAGGGACTGAGCCCTGCCGACCTTGCAGAGTGGCGAGGCCGCATCGAGGTCGCCACGTTCCGCGCACGGGACAGGCTGGGGGCCAAGGCTCGCACTCACAAGGCGCTGAGGGACGTTTTGCCGTCTGACATCCCCAATGACGAGGTGCCATCACATCTGGGTCTGCAAACACTGGAGAGCGCAGGGCTGGATGTGGCCTCAGCGGTGTCTGACAGCCTTCTGTTCCTCGGTCCTCGGTCCTGTGCGGGCGACAACTTTGTCGATGGACTCACTGAGCACGTCCTGGGGACCCTGGACAGCGCTGATCCGGTCCCGTTGGAAGATGCAGAACTCGCAAAACTGCTGCAAGGGCTTGCAAACTCGCCTGTTTGACCCCTACCCTGCGTCTCATGGACGTCTATGCACTCCTTGCAGCCCTCGAGGATGCCCGTGAGACCCGAGGAGCGGGCATTCCGCTCTCGTGGTCCGAGGTTGCAGAGGAAGTGGGGATCCATCAGGCTGCTTTCAGCCGTCTGAAGCAGGGCAGGCTCCCCGGTCCGCGCTCACTGAGGGCTCTGATGGAGTGGCTGGAGATGGATGCCGAGGAGTTCAAGGTCGGCGGCAGTGTTGAACTCCCCATCGGCGGTCGTGACGAGGAGTGGGACGGCGAGGCCGCGACAAACCGAGTGTTCGAGTGGGCCACGGAGGAGGACGGCTCGCTCAATGTGGAGAAACTCCGTCAGGCGTTCTTCTTCATCGACACTTCGTTGGACCTCAACACCCGACAGGCGTACAAACTCCCCTTCTGCGACGTCGGTGACGGTGGCCTCCACATCGTGCCCCGCGGAATGTCCGCCGTGTCCGGTGGGCACGGCCTCGAGAAGATGACCGGCGCGTCCAAGGCCGAGAAGGAGGCCATCAAGCGCAAGGTCTGCGCGATCTACGAGCGGATCGTCGACAAGTACGAGGACTGGCCCGACTGCCCGTTCGACGCGGACGGCACGCGCCCCGAGCGCAGGGAACGTCGCAACGACAAGGATGGAGACGGCGTGGAATTCGAGGACGGATACAAGGACTACTCGCCCGAGCAGCGGAAGAAGATGGCGAAGGACGGGTCGGCCCTCCCGGACGGGTCGTTCCCGATCGCGGACTGCTCGGACCTGAAGAACGCGATCCAGGCCATCGGTCGTGCGTCCGATCCCGGCAAGGCGAAGGCACACATCAAGAAGCGAAAGCGGGCACTCGGCTGCGACGACGTCGAACTCCCGGAAGGCTGGACTACCGAGGAAGCAGAGGAGCCCGCCGTGGGCGAGGAAGACAAGAAGACCGCAGGCATCATCGGCACCGGCAGCCTGTCCAAGTCCGAGGACCCCCGTACTCAGGCTCTGGTGGCCCGCGTGCAGGAACTCCTCCGCGAGGGTGCGGTGGCGGTGTCCATCAAGCACGACCTCCACCCCGAGGTGGCGGAGCGGTTGGCCGCGCTGGAGCCGAGCCCGGACGACGACGAAGAGACCATGATGCAGAAGATGAAGGAGGCCAACGAGATCTACGAGAACGCGGACATCCGTCCGCGTCACGTCGCCATCGTCGATACGGCAGCCTTCAGCAACTCCCGCCTCACCCTGGACGAGGACGGCTACGGGGTGTCCGGCCCCGTCACCTTCGAGGGGATCTACACCGGCGACGTCCGTACGCTGAAGTACGGCAGTCTCCAGTGGGACGACGAACTCCTCCCCATCCCGATCATCTGGGACCCGGACAACAACGATCACGACGGCGTTGTCGTGGGTTATGTCAGCGCCTTGGAACGTGTCGACGGGATGACCACCGCGGTCCGCCCGGAGGCCGTCAGCGGGGAGGATGTCGAGGCCGTCACTGCTGCTGCGGGCACCTCGGCCCTCCCCGCTGAGTACTTCGCCGACTTCCGTCCGAAGAAGCGGGTGCCGCTCGTCGTCAGCGACGAGGACGCGAACGGCCTTCGTCACGTGTACGGCATCGCCGCACCGAACGGCGTGTGTCACCGAAGTGACATGGGCGCGTGCTTCCAGTACCCCGGCGACGTGGACCGGAAGCACCGGGGCTTCCACACGGGGCAGGAGATCACCCTCTCCGACGGCAGCAAGGTCCGGGTCGGGGCGCTCACCATCGGTGGTCGGCACGTCGATGCCAACCTCGCCCGACAGGGCGTGAACTTCCGCGACGTGAACCGGCACCGCGACGACGCGAACACCGTGTTCGCGATGGTCCGTGCATGGGAGACCCCCTACGGTCTCGCCATCAGCGGCGTCGTGATGCCCGGTGTGGACCGCGACACCCTGATGCGGGCGATGGCCCTTGCTCCCAGCGTGGAACTCTGGCCTGCTGGCCGGGGCCGCACGCTGGTCGGCATCCACCTCGTCCCGACCCCGGCATGGCCCGTCGCGGCCAGCGCGGGCGGCGACGCCCAGACCCTCACGACGCAGGACCACCTCCACGTCATCAACCCTGAGGGCGGCTTCTGCGCCGAGTGCGGCGAGCACTTCGAGGACGAGCCGCCCACCGAGGAAACGGGTGGCATGGACAAGGTGCTGGCGAGCCTCGAGCGGATCGAAAAGGCCGTCGCGCTGATGGCCGAGGAGGTCCTCACGGACGTCCCACTTCCAGAAGATTCTCCCGAGGAGTAGCGCAAACCGTCCTTGTGAGGTTACCGTTCGCTCCATCGGCTCTGTGTAGAGCGAACTGGCGGTGGTCACCGCGTCCCTGAAACCACCAGACGCGAAAGAAGTCCACCATGGATCTCCAGCAGGCTCTCAGCATCCTGGGTCGGGTTGGCGCGGGAGAGACTCTCTCGCTGTCCGAACTCACTCAGGCACGCGACGTCATCGCCCGTTCCCTCCACGCCCTTCGCGGTTCGGCCACGCCGGACCTCGACGCACTCACCACCCTCCGCGAGTCCTACTTCGCTGCCGACGCCGCCGTCAAGGCGCTGTCGGAGCAGGAGCAGGCCGCGATCGCGGACGTCGACGCCGCGCTGTCCGACATCCCGGACCCCGACGCCGAGGCCGGCGACGGGGAGGACGAGGACCCCGAGGACGAGGACGAGGAGCCCGAGGAGGGCAGCGAGGAGGAGAAGTCCCTCTCGACCAAGCCCAAGCGCGGCAAGATGCTCTCCGTCCAGGAGGCAGTCGCCCGCCTCGGCCTCAGCGGCGGTTCCGGCATCACGGTCAACGAGCCGGAGCGGGACCTGTCCACCACCGAGACCCGCGTCATCCTCAACGGGGACGTGGTGCAGGACGCCGACATCCGCTCGCTGGCCGAGGCCTTCCGGGACGCCTCGAGCCGCAGCCTGAAGACGGGCAAGGAGCGGGTCGCCCGCATCGAGACCTCGTTCGCCGACGAGCGCACGCTGACCGGCAAGATCAACGCCGACACCCGGCTGGTCGACTCGTTCGTCAGCCCGGAGGCCGTGGTCGCGGCGGGCGGGTGCTGCTCGCTCCCGCAGCCGATCTACAGCAACCCCGTCCAGGGAAGCACGGACCGCCCCATCAAGAACGCCCTGCCGACGCTGGGCGCGACGCGGGGCAAGTTCACGTTCTTCCCGGCCATCTGCCTCCCGGTGGACGGCTTCGGGGTGTGGACCTGCGAGGACGACGAACTGGTCGACGAGGCGGACCCTGACACCTGGAAGCAGTGTGCCGAGGTCGACTGCGACGAGACCGACGAGGTCGGCGTCGACGCGGTCTACTCCTGCGTCACGGTGGGCAACTACACGACCCGGTTCGCGCCGGAGCAGTGGCAGGGCT